AGCAGTAGCGGAGTTACCGCAGACGTATGATATGCTCTATTTAGGGGCTAATCTTCAGGCACCTGTCAAGAAGTACAGTGAACACCTTGTCAGGGTTAACGGGGCATGGCTGATGCACGCCACGCTGTTAAGCCCTAAGTTTATTGATTACATCCTTGAGAACTACCCGCATTCAAACATACGGATAGCGGACGAATGGTACCGCAGGATCGCACCTCACCGGGAGTTTTATATGACTATGCCGATGATTAGTTACCAAAGAAAGGATTACAGTGATTTTGTCGGGAGGTATGTTTATTACGACATATTTTCGAATAAATATTATAAAAGAGCTTATGAAAGTTTTGAATCTGATACACGCTTACCCGCCGCTTCATCACGCAGGGGCTGAATGGATGGTCCACGAGATGAATAAGTATCTCGTGGATCAGGGCCATAGCGTTGATGTTTTGCTACCCATTACCGGACTAAAGGATTATGACTTTGAAGGGGTGAGCGTAAAGGGTGATTTCTTCCCCGGAAACAGGGAGTTTATTAAGGACGCTGATATTATCATCTCGCACCTTGACAGGGCGGGAAAGGCTTTTAACCTGTGTGAGCTATATAAGAAGCCGTTTGTTTTCGTGGTTCATAACACGAACCCTATGAACATTTTAAGATTTAAGCCGCAGGTCAGGCGTTATGTGGTTTATAACAGTGAGTACACGAAGAAAGAAATGAATTATCCCTGTCCGGGTGTGGTGGTTCATCCCCCCGTGGATGCGAAGCGGTATAAGGTAATGGGTCGGCGAGGCTCTAAGCTCACCCTTGTCAACCTGTTTCACCGTAAGGGTACTGCGACTTTTCAGCAGATAGCGAGGTTGATGCCGGACAGGGATTTTCTTGGTGTGGAAGGGGGATATGGCAAACAGGAGAAAGATGTTATCAAGAACGTGACTTATATGGATAACACCCCGGATATGAAGAAGGTGTATTCGCAGACAAGGATTCTACTTATGCCTTCCCTTTACGAGAGCTACGGACGCACGGCTGTTGAGGCACTTGTTTCCGGTATTCCGGTTATCGCTGCTCCAACTCCCGGACTAAAGGAGAGCTTAGGTGAGGCGGGCATCTTCTGTAATGCGGATAAACCTGCAGAATGGGTCGAGGCTATTAAAAGGCTTGATGACCCGGAGGTTTACAAGGAGCAGAGCAAGAAATGTTCTGAGAGATTCAAAGAGATAGAGGCGGAGCGAGGCAAGGAACTGAGGGCGTTTGAAGATTTTCTATTTGACATTTATGAGCGTAAGATATGAAAAAAAGGACTAAGAGGGTAAAGCCGATTATCATTGATGAGATCGACAGTGAGAAGTTCGATGTTCAGAAGTTCTTCGAGAAAAAGGTTTTCAAAAGGGGGGTTCCCGTTCCGGAAGGGCATATACGGGTTATTGTTATGAAAGACTGCGAGGGCATGACAGGGCATTACTACGAGGGCGATATTATTGACTTGCCGGAGCGGAGGTTTAAGTCCCTGAGGCTTCGGGGGCTTGTAGATGAGTATAAAGGCGAAAGCGGACCAAGCAAAGAGAGATGAGAAACTTACAAACAAGGGTTATAACAGACATAGTGACTGAGCCTGTATCGGTAGCAGAGGCAAAACTTTACTGCAAGGTACAAGATTCGGCAGATGATACGTTATTCCCTATCCTTATCACTTCGGCCCGGAGGATGCTCGAGAAATACACATCATGCTCCTTTGCTGAGAAGACTATTCACTGTACATGGGTACAGACACCGAAAGATAACATTATTGAGCTTCCTTACGGGCCTGTTATCTCGATTGACCACATATACCGGATAGACCACGAGGGAAATGAGGAGGAGTTAGTACTTAACAGCGATTATTATGTCATGGGCGATCAGGATGCTATCATCAAGATAACATCTTACTGGTCGTCGGGTATGGTATATGTTAACTCTATAAGGGTAGAGTATAAGGCCGGGTATGGTAATGCAGCTACAGAAGACTTGCCGGAAGAACTGAAGCTTGCTATTCTGAAACAGGTAGCCACTGATTACGAACTAAGAGAAAATATTACAACCGGAGGGTTAACGGTACTGAGCAATGAAAGCAAAGTACTGGCAGCCCCCTATCGTAAAAAGCTATGGATATAGGGAAGCGCAGACATTATCTTACTGTTCAGGTAGCTACAAGAACGGATGACGGGCAAGGCGGGGGCGTTAACTCGTGGACTGACACTTACTATGAGTGGGCATCAGCACGGTTCCTGTCGGGTTCCCGCAGTCTGGATAATGGAGGTATTATCTACCGCAAAGCAGTAGAGTTTGAAATAAGAAAGAGGACAGATTATACATTGAGTACTGCTCACCGGATAAAGTGGAATGATGAATTTTATACGATTCATTCGGTACTTCCTTCTGATAAGTTGGATGATTTAAAAGTATTGGCGTATGTCTAAGCCTTTTATTATATTGCCTCAGTCAGAGATGATGAAGTTCAAACGCTGGACTACGAAGTTATCAGCAGAAAATACCTCTCAGTGCCAGAGGGCTGTATTTGCCACGTGTACTAATATTGTTCGTAGGGCAATGCGTCTGGCCCCTGTCCGTTATGGGTTCTTACGTGCCTCAGTGGGTACTAATGCAACAGGTGCGGGCATGAGTGCCGAGGTTTGGGCCGGTGGTGCAGGTAAGGGGGTTAATGTCAAATATGCTCCTTATGTGGAGTTTGGTACAGGTAATAAAGTCTATGTACCTAAAGAGTTAATTGATTACGCTATTCAGTTCAAAGGTCGGGGAGTAAGAAAAGTTAACAACAGTCATCAACCGTATTTCTTCCCGGCTGTCAAGATAAGCGTTAAAGAGATGTTTACAAAACTTCATCAAATGGGATTCAAATGAAAGACCCCTCAGAAAATATAAGGCAGTGGCTTCATGATATACTTAACTTAACTGTTCAGTATAACGGGTCTTATGTGCCGTGTTATAGTTTCGTTCCTCAAGGGGAGAAAATGCCCTTCATAGTTTTGGGTGAGCAGTACATGGAGGCTGACGAATCAACAAAAGACTCAAACATAACCCTTAACTCAATTAACATAGAGGTTTACGCTTCTTATACCGGCAATGACGCAAGCTACAAGATGGTCAACGCTCTTTCAGAGGATATTCTCGAACTGATAACGGCTGACCCGATTACCGAGGCAGGGTCGGGTGGTTCAGATGTGGGTGGAATAGATGGTTATGGAGAGATCAACATAATGGTCGGTTCGATAGCAACACAAAGGGTATTATTTGATAATAATATAGTTATCGTAAAATCAATAGTTATTAAATTCAGATTAGAGGAGGAGTAAGAATGGCAAAATTAAGCGGGAAGAATATGCTTGTACTTGTTAACGGTACAGCTATCGGGGGGACGAAATCCTTCACATTAACAGTTAACAGCAACCTTATAGACACTACCACAAAGGATAGTGACGCATGGGGGGATAGCCTTTATGGATCGAAAGATTGGGAAGTCACCTTTGACGGCCTGTATGATCCGAGCAACACGATGAACGCGGAGGAAATCTTTGACCTTATCACAGGTGACACCACGGCAATCCTTGAGATGGCTGTCATTGACGGCACTGGCGGGGGTCTTGTATTTAAGGGCAATGCCAATGCAACAGGATTAACCATGACAGCAGGTTATAATGATGCTGTCTCTATGTCAGGTGGTTTTAAGGGAGCCGGTGAACTTACAAAGGGAACTGTAGCAACATCATAGTATGAACACACTAAGCGGTTATATAGAGATAGACTTCGGTAGTGAGCGTTTGCCGTTTCAGTTTGGTTCAAATGCGTATGCCCTGTTCTGCGAGAAGTATAAGATAGAGTTCTGGCAGATAGCCGAGAGCGGGATATTCGGGAAAGAGGACGGGACACCCCCCGATATATTCAAGTTAAGGGAACTGTTCTACTTTGCCCACGTATCAGCCATGAGAAGCAAGGGGGAAAGTGCTATGGTTAATGAGTTCCGGTTCGGGGACTTGCTGGATAACACCGAGGGTGCTATTGGTCAGTTACAAACGGCTGTCGTCAATGCCAAGATGTTGGGTTTCTCCCTTGCTGAACTGGCAAAGGGTAACGAGGTAAAAAAAAAGTAACGTGGCGTGAAGTTCTTTCCTATTGTGTCGGGGAGGTAGGGCTGAAGCCTTCGGAGTTCTGGAGGATGACCTTTGAGGAGATTGAACTTTCCTGTAAGGGTTACGAGACGAGGGAGGCAAGGCGGAAGGAGTTGCAACGGTTACAGTGTGCAATTCTTATGAATGTTTACCGCAAGGAAGGGAGCCAGCCCGTTGATGTGCGGGATGTGATGGTTCTTTACACCGATAAGGACGCCCCGAAAGTGGACCTACTGACACGGGAAGAATATGAGGAAATGAAAGAGCGGAGGAAGCTGATTAAATGGCAGACGAAAAATTAAAGGCGAAACTTGGACTCGATAACAGCGAGTTTAAGCGTGGGCTGAAGGAAGCACAGGGTAATCTCAGCCAATTAAATGCCGGGTTCAAGAGGCTTGGTGGCATGATTGGTGCTGCCTTCACTGTTACTGCCGTTACTAATTTTGTAGCTGAAGGGATAAAACTGGCAGCACAGATTGAGGGTGTTTCGCAAGCATTTAAAAACCTTAACCAGCCTAATCTGCTTCAAAATCTTCGTACTGCCACAAGGGGGACTGTTACCGACCTTGAGTTAATGCGTAAAGCGGTACAGGCGAAGAACTTTAAGATACCACTTGAACAGCTTGCCACTTATTTTGAGTTTGCCACAAAGCGGGCTATTCAAACCGGAGAATCGGTTGATTATCTTGTTAACTCCATTATTACGGGGATAGGGCGTAAGTCAGTCCTTGTGATGGACAACCTGGGGATTTCTGCTGTTGAGTTACAGAAAGAAATAGCGAAGGTAGGTGATTTCGGGGTAGCGGCTGGGAATATCATCCAGCGTGAATTAACCGCAATGGGTGATGTGACAGATACGGCAGCCACATCCATATCACAGCTTGCAACAGCATGGAAGGAATTAAAAACACAAGTTGGGGAGTTTGTTTTAAAGAGCGGGTTAAAAGAATTTTTCCAAGACCTTACTACTTACATGAAGGTTTTGCAAGATCCGGATGTTCCTTTGATTGGTTGGAAGTCGCCCACCCATGAAAATCTTGAAGAATATCGCAAGGCAAAAGAGTTCTTAGCAAAACAGCAATCGGTTAATATGTATTCTGGTGGTGAATCTTCGGGGGGACCACTTGAAAAGGTAAAGGAACAGGTTGAGACAATAGCATCACTGAATGAACAATTAAAGACGGAAAAGGAGAATCTTGAACAGATTAACATTGCCGACAAGAAAGGATTAGCGACACAACTTCAGGTTATTGATGCTCTACAAAAGAGGATAGACCAATTATCAAAGCTACCTGAAACACGAAAAGCAAAC